GGATTAATCGCGACTTTAAGCACGTTGCAGTCACTAAAGAATACTGTTGCTTCCATTTCATCATCTAGCTCGCTAATTTCCTCTAGCTCAAGTGATTCATCAGCGGTGCTAGTCATAGCATCCAGCAACTCTTGCTTGCTAATAGGTCCGTGATATTCCCACACTTCATAGCGATTATCGTTTGCGTACGTACTTATACCGGTGATTGCGCGAACGTCACTTTCTCTATCTGTTGCAATAGTCTTACTGGTGCCACCGCTTACTACTTTTTTAACGTGATCTTGAAACACATTAGGGAGTCTAGCGAAGTCGCGTAATTGCTTTTTAGTCCACCTGTGTTGTTCGAAGAAAAATTCACAGTCACTTAGTCTGGTCGTAGACATATCGGGATAAAAACGCCACACGTCCACATACTCAACAACGGGTGATAAATCTTCTGCCATTGACAATACGAAGTTGCCGAAGTCATCAGGCTCCCACTTTTTCTTCATCTTGCCGACAATGATAGGACCTTTAATAATACCGGTGCCAAGGACTACTGCATCGTGGATCATATCTCTTGCTTTTGACTGATACTTTGATTCTACTAACTGATCGTCAATTTCATCTTGCATTAAATCAGCTTTGTCTTCCGCTTCACGCATAATGGCTGCGGCTTGCTCTGCCATTTCTGGTTGCTTTTTGGCTTGCTTGAGACTTGGCACCGGCGTGGGGTTAATTGCCCAGTTGCGATCATCTGTGGGGAATAGCATATCGCCAATACGCGCTTCAGCACCATTTGACTTATTGCGCGTAATGTTGACAAATACAGTTGATCCCTTGGCCTCATTTAGTAACGTTTCTTCATCCGGGGAATATTTGCCATGATACTGACGTAAGTCTCTTAACCAGCGCTCTTCAATCACTGCACGTTTTTGAGACTGTTCAGCAGCTAACTTGCGTAATCGTGAGCCGAACACCTGCATGCGCTCTGCTATTTCAATATCTGCAGTTTCGCTTTGTTCTATTTCATATTCGTTCATTAGTACCCTGCTGTGCTGTCTACGACAACATGCGTTTTAATATTTCGTTGAGGTTTTTTAACTTTGATTGGCTCGGCAAAGGTGAGCGCTAAAGAGTCTGCGCGATCAGGACTTCGACCAATGCGCTTTTTCATATCTTTTTTGGTTTCAAGACCAAGTCGGCCGTTTGAGTCATAAAAGTAAAATGGGGTTTCTAGGTCAGTGGTGAGCATGTCGTCATTAGGTATCATTACCGGTAATACATCATCTTCTAACCAGTCTTTGGTTTCGCCCCATATCTCTGAGCGTTTATTTACATACTTTTCGGGGTTAGACGCTGTACCGCCAAAATTGACGGCTATTACAACGCCCTCCCACTGTGTATCTTTAAATATCTCGATTAGCCGGTCATACACTCCTGCGCCTAAACCGCCTATATCAATAGCGACTTGTGCAGGGTTCTCGGCTTTAATAATGACAACGATGTGTCCTGTTAAGCTCATTAAATCCATTTTGCGGAATGTTTGCAGTTTATAAGCTGCTCTATTGCGCCTGCGAATGATTGAACTTTCATCATCACCGAACCTGGCAGGGTCAACGCCTATTTTAAGTGGGCCACTGCCAAGCGTTTTGTATTCTGTTGCGCGTTCAATTGCGACAGAATCAATAAGTTGGTTAACATCTGAATTGGGGAACTCACCCTTAACACGTACTCTAAAGAAGTCAGAATCTTCACCGTGGTCGTCTTCCCACTCTTGCAGTTTGTCTTTGTTAGTCATCTTGCATGTGCGAGAGTCTATCTTTTGACCATCCCACCTATGCTTATTCTTCCTAAAACACTCTCTAAAGCGGCCTGAGTTCTTTGTAGGGTTGCCAAAACAAAACCACATAGCCCGTGGCGTGGTCATGGCGCCTTCGGAAACATCCCAAATAACATCTGCTATTGCACTGGCCTCGTCCATGATCATAAGAACGTGTTCGCCGTGTAGCCCTGCAAACGCCTCTGAGTTGTGCTCACTCCATGGTATTGCATCTAAACCCCACGTAACGGGATGGTCTACATGCTGAAACCTAGTAGCGGTCCATTCAAACCAACACTTGTTAATAGCGCGTTTATGCCATACGGATAATTCACGCCATGTTTTTGACTTAAGTTGCGATTGAGTGTTAGCAGTAGCCCAGCCTGCCAAGTGAGGACGTGTACTCATAGCCCATAATATTATCCAACTGGTTTCAGAGCTCTTGCCAATGCCGTGACCGGAGGCAATGGCTTGCTGAATTGTGGTCTCTGGATTGTCTGTAAAAGCTTTACCAATTGATTGAAGTTGTTCGCGCTGCCACTTATCGGGTCCAGTTTCATCTTCAAGCGCGGTGCCACGTTCACCCCAGGGGAACGCATACAACACATAACCAAGCGGATCTGCATAGAATTGCGCAATATCTTCAACCAATTGCGCTTCTACGTTCTCCATTTATCTTTTCTCTAGCCTTTTCCTTGCCGCAATCAGCACAGCGGCCATATCAATCTTACCCTCTACTTCCACTTTGTCTTTATATGCCTGCACATCTACATGCTTGCCAAGTAGTTCAAGGTTGCGGGTTTTATCTGGCCACTTAATCTTTTTGATAATGGTTAGCGTGTCTTTTGTCACCAACTCATGCAAATCAATACCCGATATTGTTTGGCGCCACACTTTAGGCCACTGACGAATAGGGAGTACATTCCCTGCATCATCCATGATATCGATAACATCCATCACGTCTATTTCAACATGGCGCATGAGTACATAATCAGCATCTATTTTAGTGCGTTCGCAGCGCTCTGACTTGAGTTCGTTTACTCTTGTTGCAATCTTGTTGCTTTTCAATAAAGTAGCTGCATTCCTATTTATAGTAGCAGGCTTCATTTTACCTGCCTTGTACGCACTTCGGTAAGCCTTGCTAGCATCACCAGATGTAACATAGTCTTGGCAGAAGTTTTCTTGCTTAATTGTTAACGATCCGCTCGGCACTACTTTGCCCTACTCTCAACAATGAGCTTCTTGATCTCATCCAGTGTTTTCTCTATACGCCTTAAGTCTTCTGAGCGCTGGTCTTTCATAAACTCGATTGATTGCTCGTTAGATGATATTCGCTTGTCCTGTGCGCCGAAATACATAATCATGCCGACAATGATGGCGCAGGTTGTTACTAGATGCCCCATACTTACTGATTTGTCTATATGCCAATCCTTTCTGTTTATATCGCTCACTTAATAGCCTTATCTTTTCCGGTAAATATAGCTATTGCTGGCCCTATAACTTTATCTATATGATGCGCTGCGAAGTAGAACGCTAGTATAAGCATTACTGCTCCACTCATTTGGTCTGCGTTCTTGGCCAATGTAATGCTGCTTGCTATTATTTTGGGGTAAACTTCTTGACTTACCCATGGTGCAATTGTCGCTAGGATAATGCTGAATAGGTAGAGTGTGAGCCATACGACTGTAATTATTACTGCTAGCAATCGACGCGCTATGTTCTGGCCCTTGGTTGTCTCCATCCAGTCAATTAAGAACTGGTTCACGCGCACCGCTTTGTTTGCTCTATCAGCTGCTTTTTCTTCATCAGTGTAGAATAGTGCATCACCTGCGCGTTCGATAATATTTAGGCCTTGGGTCACATGGTTTTCAGTGCCGAATATCTTGGACCATACGCTCATTGAAATTCACCTTTTAGCATTTGCTCTGCTAGTGTCTCGGCTCTGTTAGCTGTTTGTTTAGCCCATCTACTGTCTAGCATTTCGTTTGATGCTTGAATGTAGTTGCAGTCTCTATATGCAGCGATCATGCGTTTAAATTTGAGTAAACCGGTTATGCCTAGTTGATAGGCCATATTTACTAGCACCGCTTTTCTTGCATCATTGTGCTCATCGAATAGTAAACCATGCTTTAATAGACTGTCTTCAATGTCAGCAAAGACGATAACGAGTAACTGCTCTGCAACTTCTTCTGTTATTTCTCGCGCTTCAAGATTAAACCCATAACCAATAGTCCACTTATCAGCCGGGCATTTATACATGCGCAGGCGTAATCCTTCGTGCAGTTTTATTTGCTCGATTGTGGCTTGGTAGTTCATTAGGCTCTCACAATATAGAATTGAAAAAGCCCCGTCTTATCAAAGAACAGGGCTTTAGGTTATCAAGCGGCCATTGCTTACGTTATAGCCGGTTGATGTGATTATTGTACTGGTTCGGTTATTCCGAACAACTGTATGTCGGTACAGTTATAAAAAAGCCCCGATGGTTAGTCGAGGCTAAAAGGAAGTTTCATTTTGAATCAGTCCGCGTTGGTAAACTGATTGCGCTTATTGAGTGTCAACTCCCACAGCATGGTAAATAATACACTAGTTTTCGGGGCACTGCGCGTTAACATCTTAACGCATTTGCAAGTTTCTTTTTTTAGCCTCTGAAATAGCCACGGCTGCTATTACATTTCTATTTTTAAACCGCATTCATTACACACAATATCAAGGCAACTTTCAGTGCCCGATATTCTTTCATGAAACGACGCACTAACCGTAGTATTGAGCGAATTACATCTCGCGCATTGCACGCGAAATTTATCGTCTGATAATTTAGGTTGAATCTCTCCATCCACTTCAAATTTAGATCGATTGTTATCGTTAATTTTTTTCTGTTTTTAAATATAATCCTGCATAATTGATTTTTCTTCAACACAGTACAAAGCAGACTGTATTTCGTTTAATTTCACCATCTGGCGGCCGTCGCGCGCTGCGCTGATCAATATGAACTCTTTCTCATTTTCAGTGCAGTACTCTGCATGAGAGTGAATATATTCATC